ATTTGTGCAGGTAGCAGAAACTGATGTTCCTGTATCTACAGTTGCAATAAAGCGTAGTCCGTCTGCAGCATCTACTGTGTTATCAGCAGGCACTGGCAATGCAGCAGGTGTAGCAATAGCGGAATTGGTTGTGTTAGCAGTTCCGTTTAGAGATACAGCGACTGTCATTACAGCAGCACTTGCAGGTGTTGCGATAAATGTACCCATAGTCATGGCTGCAACCACGGCTAGAGCGATTTTTTTCAATGAATTCATTTTTCTCCTTTTATTATTCATTTTGTTATATTGTTTTAAGCCTATCCAGATAGTCTTCAATTTCTTCTATTTGGCTAGGCTTATATTGTATCACGTTCTCAGGAAGCGTGTCAACCTTACGTGGCTTATCTTTAAATGTATGAATCTCAACTTCAAGGTTTTGATCTCTTGGTGTGTGTGATATTGCTCCAAAAATAGAACCGCAAACTGCGTCTGCCAAGTCTTTAGATTTTTTGCGAGGGTGGTCTACCCTACCATTTTTCATAATTTTTAATTCTGTTAACTCTTCAAACAAAAGTTCTATCGCAGGCATAGCAAGTCTTTCTTCATATACAAGCATAGCCATATCTTCGTAATGTTTCTTGGCTACTGATACTGTTTCAGTCCTCATCCCTACCGCCTGCAATTCATTTTGAATATCAAAAGACTGCCAACGGTCAAATGTAACCAAGCCAATATTAAAGCCAAGCCTGCGTAAATTTTGTATCCATTGTTTTACTTCAGATAAGTTTACTGGCCCCTCTACTTTAGGTTCCCACCATGCCACCGCATCAACAACTACCACAGGTGATATTTGTTCATAGTCTTTTATTACCTGAACATTGACCCACTTATCTACATGTGAAATTGCTACAGCACATTTGTCATGTTTTTGTGCAAGATCGGCATGAACATAATAAATTTTTTCTGGATCTGGTTTAAAATTTTCTTCAAATCTTCTAAACTGATCTAATGGATTTCTAATACTCATACAGGCTCTTACTTTATCTGCCTGTTTAAAAAATGCGTCAGATGCATATGTTGGCACACACGCAAAACGCATCATGGCATCACCAAGGTCTGTAATAAATGCAATCTTAAAGTCATCAATATTTCGAGTAGGATTTACTTCCCATGTTGGACGCTTGAGTGCAAATACCCCTGGATATTTATAAGACTGAATATTATCTTCATCCCATGTTATTTCAAACCAGTTATCCTTATCGTCTTCTGGTAATAAAGGGTTAATGATAAATCTGTGTGACTTTGATACTGTTTCTTTTTCAGCAATCACTGCTTCATACCGCTCAGAAATATAATCTCCGTTATAGCGAGGGAATGAAAGCAAAACAACCTTGCCAAGATCTGGAAAACGAGAATCTACTGAACCACGAAACGCTTTGTATATGTTTTCAGATGTCTTGCCCTGTTCATTGCCAGTTGCAGCCTCGGATGCAAAACCAGATATCTCATCAAGAACTGCTAATAAAAGGTTTAATCCTTCATGAGATTCTCTTTCAGAGTGTCCAGAATAAACTGTAATAGATTTATCAAAACTTATTGAATCTACCTTTGCTTCATATTTTCCTGCAAACCACGGGGACTTCTCAATCTTGTTTTTAAATCCTTTAAAAAAAACATTCTTAGCCTGTTGTGCGTTAATAGCAACATTAATTAAATCTATCGCATCCCCACTTGGTTTCCCGAAATATCTTGCAGGGTCTTTAAGACATAATAACTTATAGACAATATAAGCACAGGCAACAGTAGAGGTAAAGTCCTTCCCACTTCCCTTCCCAAGTTGTAAAATGATTTCGTTTTTTGTGTATTTTGCATAGTATCTTGCACCCTCTTCCTCTCCCATTAATTGCTGTAAATCTTCTTTACGATAGATCTGGCTCATTGCTTGAACAATGTCATATTGAATATCTGATAAACTTGGCTGTCCTAAATAATCTGGAGATTCAATAAATGTCTTTGTATCTACTGGAATTTGTTCAAAATGATTATCTTTTAAAGCCTCTAAGAAATCGTCAAATATCGTGGACAATTGTAATCACTTCATCTTTTTTAGCAATATCAGAAAGTCTACGCATAATTTCATCACGAATCTGCGGATACTCTGAAGCAATATCACGAAGTATAGACATAAGAACTTCTTGCTTTTTTTCTATCTGAAGCATTTCTTCTGCAAATTCTTTATTTTCCAACAGACCAGCCTTTTGTAGCATGTCAATTCTTTTAGACTCAATGTCCATTACTAGTTTTATTGCTTGTGTTTTTGCGCTAAGATTATTATTAAGTGATGCCTCATCAATAACCTCATAAGACTTTGCAATAAGTTTATTATAATGTGTGTCTGCTATTGCAAGCGCTTCTTTGGCCCTTGTCCTAATTGCATCGTTTGCAGATGCCATAACTTTCCACTCATTAATATGTTGTACTACACGATTTCTAGGTATCGCTAAATCTTTGGAAATTTTTGTTGCATCATTTCCTTTTAGATATTCTCCTACAACATTATTAATTTCATCAAGGTGTTTAATTAAATCTTCTTCGGCAGACATATTATTTATCAGTATCCTTTTTATACCACAAATATGCTAGTTTAGACCAGGCATAATGAAATGCGGTTCCTTCATGTATACCGTCTCTTCCAGTCAATGCAAATTTATCCTTTTTATTTTTTCGCATATACTCATTCATTAACTCATAAAGTATTTTTTGTTTTGTTTTAGTGGTGCTAATATCCCTAAATGATGTTAAATCTGTTTTATTTAAAAACCAAGTTGTGCTTAAATTATGAGAATATATATATAGTTGTATATTATTTATTTTACAAAATGTTTCTAGCATCATTAAGTATTGATAAACATATATAAATTTTTCAGCAATTATTGGATGATATTTTTCATCTTCAATCAGTTGAAGGTGGTACAACTTCATGTTATTGTCCTCACCAGGTTCAGGAACCGCATGACGCCAAACTGGTAAATCGTTTGTCAAATTAATTTCTTTTTTAAACTCAAAACCAGTGTCTGTGTCGGATGTCATAGAATAAAATCTTCCTAGATGTGGAAGATTTATAAATATTACATCTGGTTTTGAATATGCATCAATATATTTAAAAATATCTGAAACTATATGAATAGGTCCTATTCCAGACATTGATAAATTATAGTATCCCGAAACTTTTTCTTTTTCTTTTATTTGATTATATACTATCCACGGCCAAATTTCATGATTATAAAGACTGGCGCCATAGGAATTAGAGCATCCAGAAAATAATATGTGCTTGCCATCATGTTCTTTTTTAAATTCGTCCGATCTAAATAAAAGTGAATTAACTTGAAAAGGATCTGGAGCATTAACATAATCCAGAATCCAGGGCTGGTTCCGTGACAATTCTGAAAAATCTTGATTCTCTGTTCTAGTATTACAAACTTTTCTAATTTCATTTAAATCTTTAAATGAAAAGACTAATTCTGGATATGGAAATCCTAACAAATTTTTACTAAGTGGATTGTCTAACTTGTTGTAAACATTTACATCTACTGTGGGTATGTTGTGATATTTTAACTTTGCCATAATAGTATTATATCATTCCCCATTTTTTTCTGTTGATATTTTTAATAATACCAAATATCCAATTAAATCATCAATATCGTTGTCTCCGACATATTCTGTACCACGCATAATCCTGCTTAATTTGTCATCAATACGAACATGCAACTGTTCTCTTACGTCTGCCTTACTAAAAATACGAATAGGTTCTAATGCAGAATTTCCATATGAAATATTTTTTCTGATAAGCATGTGTGCAAGATTTAAGCAGGTATCAAGAATTTGTTTTCCAGCACTAGTGCCAACAGTAAGCAAATATAGATCGTTGAAATTAAAAACTTTTGAATCAGGGAATATTGGCTTTAGACTCATCGTTTTGATTTCCTTAACCCAAATTTAGCAAGATACACGTAAATAGTTTCCACGCTAACCTCGCATTCCTTTGCTATATCCTGCGGTGATTTTTTATCAATATGATATCTTTTTCTTAGCCACGCCTCACTAGTATACATCTTTTTCATATTTAATGCAACCTAACTCTCCACTGCATTGATTCTGGACCCCTTTTTATCATTTCAAACATATGGTCTTCAAATTCTGCCTTCATTTCATAATAAATGTCAGGAGCAACATCTTTTAATTTATCTGTAATGCTATAGTGGGTTTCTCCTGTTAAAGGATCAAAACCTTCAATCTGTATGGCACTTTGTAACAATAAATGTTCTAGCATAGCCTCTGTTTTAATATAATTTTTATCCATTGCTGACCGCCTTTTCCCAATTATTTATTGCCCAATGACCGATACCTGCTGCATCTGCAACATCGTTATCTGTTATTTTTTTATCATAAACAATACCTAATAATTTTATTGTTCTTTGCTTTCTAAATTCTCTTTCGTATGCCTTATACCATGACAATGATTTGCCTGGATTTAAAGATCTAATCTGCAATTGCTCTTCTTTGGTTAGTTTTTTGTTACCTAAATATGATTGCCAAGTTATCGGAGATACTTTTCCAATAATTTTAATATTAGACAGACCTGCGCCACCTATAATTGCTCCCTGTACAAGGGCAAGATCTGCTGCAGTTTTGGGGGAATTCATAAAAACTGTATGCTCAATAACAATAGCCTCAACTAAATCATAGTAATCAAATAAGGCTTTTGTTTTTTTAGTAGCATCAATAACTTTAGCATAAATATCTTTGCCCTCAAACACTATCTTTCCGTGATCTGATAATTTTTTATACGAGTATATGGTAAATGCTAGACTATTTGTGCTGGCATCAATTGCACAAATAACATCGGGCTGACTACTTGTTTTTATCATTTGACATACCCCGTATCTCTCTTAAAGCCCTCTTAACATCGTTTGGATTTATGCTGCATTGATTACATAGTGGCCCATCGTTATATATTGATAACTTTGAACCACATTGTTTACAAAGTCTATTTTTATTTTTTCTTTTTTGTCTTCTGGTGTGTATATACCTTCGTGCAATTTTTTCTTTAGTTGCATATTCTCTACACTTTTCAGAACAATATATTTGATAAGATATATTTGATTCAAAAGTATGATCACACCATCTACAACTTTTCATCTTCTAGCAACTCCAGAGGTTTAATTTTAATTACCCCTGTCTCTGCTTCAGCGCATGCTTTTTGAATTGGACAAACTTTACATGTTTTAGAATTAGATCGATATGGCTTCTGTGGAAGTTCTCTATCTTTCCAACTCTTATATACTTTTTTCATCCAATCAAATGCCTGGTCTACCCACCGACGGTAATGATCGTTTACTACTACTGGCAAAGTTAATAACTCATGACTATTTTTATTTTCATAAATCATTACACCTTTGCCAATTTTCCAAACCTTCATATACATTAATAACTGCATAAGATGACTCTTTTTTGCTTTTTGTCTCATCTTTTTGCCTTCAAAATCTTCATTGGATACAGTTTTAATTTCTCCAATTACACGCTGTTCATTTATATTTAACATTACGTCGCCATAGCCATCGAATGGGGGGTCGTCTGTTTTAACCCTAAACTCCATCGCTGGATGTGTTTGTTTATTATATTTTCTTTCTAGAGTATCAAACTCCATTGTTTCATCAAGAAGCCCAGATGATTTTATTGCTTCTTGAATTCTGTCATGTCCGTAAGTCCCATTGGTTCTATTTGCAACGCCCTTTGCATCTGAACTATCATAATGCACGGCCCCATCAAAAGCAAGGTACCAATATCTAGGACATTCTCCAGCACCATAGGTTAATGTAGACGCTGAAAAATTACTTTTTTTACTAAACTTGGGTTTTGTTTTTGTCATATAGCCAGACTGTATTTTTTCAATAAGCCCGTCAACAAAACTCACATCTTCTTGTGGCGTATTATTTTTCTTTTTATCTGAACTTTTTATCATTACTTGTTGTAGTAGATTTTTTGTCATTATATTCCTTTGTTTGAATTAATTATAGCAGATATCAGCGAGTTATGTATTTAAGAGCAGAAACTAAATTATTGATAGACTCTGCTGCAGTATAGTATAAATTCTTTTTACCTCTATTTGATTTATCTACATTTGCCATCCAAGTTGCCCTTAATGACATTTTTGATGCAATTGCTTGAAGCCTTACTATTTCTAGCGTGGCGATATTCATTGGTATGTCTGGTTTTAATATAATTTTGACTATTGTAGTTAAAGCAATGGTAAACTCTTCGTCTTGCATATATTCAGCAATTTCTGCAAGACCATTTATTTGCTCAAGTGTTGTTCTTTGCTCATCAAGCATTGTTGTTCTTTCTTTTATTTAATTCTGCATACTTCTCATCCAATGCTTTTAATTTTATTTTATCTTGCTTTCCTTCCAAGGATGCCATCTCTTCTTGCCAAATGTTGTTATATTCATCAAATCTGCTCTTTTCTTTCCATTCAGCAAATCTAGCCTTTCTGGCTTCTGGAGTACGTGCTGGAATATTTAATTCATCAAAATCTTTTTGAACTGCAAAATGTGCAGTCCAAACTTCACAATTATCTCCTTGTTCTAAAATAATTGGATCTCTCCAGTGAATGGTTCCTGCTCCCCAGAAAAGCAATAAGTCGCCATACTCCATGTCAAAACGATAAAGTTCTCCATTAGTATCTATAACTATTGGCCAACTAATATTTGATTCTAATTGATAGTCTATGGTTAATTTAGTAAAATAATTATCTGAATCAAAATGCGGTGGTAATTTTGGAGATACAGATTTTTCTAAATTATGTTTTTTATTATAAGACAAATAACTATTATGAGTCATTTTAACTTCTTCACCAACAAATTCAGAAGCAAAGTTTTCTATCTTGTTCAACAACTTACCTACAACTTTTAACTCTATTTGCTCTCTAGCGAGGTCTGGAAGGACAAGTGGTGAGTAAAATCCTCCTGGAGCCAAGTTTTTTCCGTGATCAATTAATTCTTTTATTTCTTTAACCTCATCATCAGACAAGAATCCTTTTATAATGTGCGGAATAACATCATCATATTGTCCAAATTTTTTAGGTTTATAGTCAGCGTTTATTGTTGTCATATTTTAATTATACCATATCTACTAATTCAGACAAAATGGATAATTCTATTACGGCAAGTCTTATTTTTTGATTACCCTCTCCCAATGTAATAATTATGGCTGGATCGTTGTTATTTTTAATAGCGTCCGTTACTGTCTTAGCCCAAACTGATTTATTTATAGTAAAGGATTTATTTACCTCTTTAAAGTCTACTGTAAAATTTTTCCATGTAGCATCGCCCTTTTTAATTCCCCTGCCAGAATTTTTGTGCTGCCTTGCATTAATTTTCTTACTTTCAGTTTTCTCGCTCATTGATCCTCTTCTTTTTATAACCTACTTTATAAAGTTCTACTTCAGATAAGTGCTTTTCATGACACATCCAGGAAGCCATGCCAGTTGCCGAATAAACACGAATAGTTTTTACCTCTACCTTGCATGCTTTACAAGGAAACTTACCCTCATAAATTGTATATTTATCCACTAATCTTGGTCTTAATCATTTCTTGTAGATCAATATCCTTTCTTACTCTTGCAACAAAACCATCTCTTCCTTGAACCTTAGATCCGTCTGGAAGAAGGTACCAAGCACCTGTGCGCTCTACAATGCCAATTAACTCTGCAGTGTCAACAAGGTCAGCAATAGAATCAATGCCCAGGTTATCGCCCCTAAAATAAAAATCATATTCTCCCGATTGAAACGCTGCAGAAGTTTTTGAGAACTGGAGATCCCAACGAATTTTTCTACCAATCTTTTCTTCAATTGCTTTATCTCCAACATATATCTTTCCTTTAATTGCTTGATTCTCTGATTCGGAAGAAAATAATTTAATGATAGTAGATGAATAAAATTTTGTAGCCTGACCTCCAGTCGGTTGTTGACTTGTGTACATTGCATTAATATTATTTCTTGATTGACTAATTAAAAGTAATAAAGTTGGCTTAACTTTGTTGTTTGCATAGTTAATCATCTTCCATGCGTTGCTAAAATCACGAGACTCTGCACCTATCTGTTTTGTATTTTCTAATTGCTTTAATTCTGTAGAATCTTTTTCAAAATAAATAGCAGGTAGTAAAGAAGTTATGGAATCTATTGCAATAATATCAACACCAGCCTCTATTAAATTTACCCCTGTTTCAACCATATCATTTATAGTTCTTGCCTGCGAAACAATTAGTTTAGATATGTCAACTCCCAATTTAGCAGCCCAGTCTCTGTCATAGGACATTTCTGCATCAATCCAGGCACAGACTTTTCCCTCCGCCTGTGCATTGGCAATTGTCTGTAAACATAATGACGACTTAGCACTTGATTTACTACCCCATACTAAGACTTGCCTGCCATAAGGAAACCCTCCATTTAGTGCACGATTAAGTCCATAACTTGGCGTTGCTGCATATTCAGTCTTTGGCACCTCATCTCCTACTAAAATACTTTTACGTAGTTTAGGATTTAATTGTGCTAATACATCTTCAAGGCTAACCGACATTTATATCCTCCAATATTACGGTACCATCTTTGGTCTTACCAAATTCAAATTTATATGCATGCCCCTCTTCAATCTTCATGTAAGCCTTAGCAAATGCTGTAGGAAATACTGTTACAGAATGCAATTCTCTGGATGTATCTGCTAGAGTCAGTGATGCCATTTTCTTTCCTGCTTTCGTTACTCTTGGTTTAAATGATACCACGAATAACTCTTCATCCTTATAAGGCAACATTCTATAGTTTAGAAACTTAATTAATGCTGCATCAGAATTTTTTATTTCATCCACAGGAACTGCAGACACAATCCTATTATCACTACAAAGGACCAAATAAGAACGACCCGTCTCAATAGCGGTATTTTCATCATCAAATATACCGATAGACCCAGTCTTGTCCAAAATTTCAACTCTAGACCAACCCTTCCCTCTCTTAATTGATTTTACCATACCCATAAAAATGTAAGAACCCTTTTCTTCAAAATCTACAATTTCTTGAATTAATGCGTGATAATGTGGTGGAACTGTTTGCGTAAATTCTGGTAAACCTAAATACTCATAAAGGTTTTCACGAAGTTCGTTATCATTTCTTGGGTTATCTGGAAATGTGGCAGCACCAATTATTCTTAACGCTTCAAGTGCTCTGCTATTTACTCCATTACCTTTGGTAAATGTAAACTCTCTAACTTCCTCAAAAGACTTAAAAGGTCGTGCCGATATATATCGTTCTGCAATCTTATCAGAGATAAACTTGATCCCCGACAATCCAAACCGAATACCCTTACCCTCAATCTTAAAATCAATATCCGAATCGTTAATGTGAGGTAGTTTAATGCTAATCCCCATTCTTTTCGCTTCAATAATATATTCAGTTCGTGCATCTTTGTCCCTTTCATTTTTGAGCACCGAGTACATAAACTCAAGTGGATAGTAATACTTTAGCCACGCCGTCCAATACGAGAGCGTAGAATAAGCAACCGCATGACTCTTGTTGAACGAATATCCCGCATGCTCTTCAAAATCATGCCATAGGT